GTGTACTGGGTGGTCACGATCGCGAACTACCAGTCCCCGACCCGGGCCGAGCTCAACGCCGGCACCGACCTGACCAACGAGATCGCCGAGATGGCAGGGTTCAACGTCGTCTCCGCGTCGATCGAGGTGCCGGACCTGTCGTCCCGGTACACGGCGAAGATCCCCGGCCGGATCACCTCCGACGACTCGACGATCAACTTCTACGCGTCGTCGACGTCGGCTGACGTGCGGCTCGTGCTGCCCCGCGACACCGTAGGCTACGTCGTCCACCTCCCCGAAGGAGACGTCACGGGACAGCGGATGGACGTGTTCCCGGCCAAGGTCGCCAGCACGTCGATCGACACGCCGATCGAGGACCCGGCGAAGATCCTGGTCACGTTCACTATCACCCGGATCCCCGCCCTCAACGTGATCATCCCCTGATGGGCGGCCACCTGGGCCGGGACGCGATCCTGGCCGCGAAGTCGCTGCGGACCGAGGAAGTCGACGTGCCCGAGTGGGGCGGCACGGTGCTGGTCCGGGAACTGTCCGGCCGGGAACGCGACGAGTGGGAGGCATCCCTGGCCGTCCAGCGGGGCAAGCAGATGGTCCCGGACGTGGCGAACATCCGCGCGAAACTCGCCGCCCGGACCATCGTCGGGGACGACGGCGAGCCGGTGTTCACCCAGCAGGACGTCGCCGCGCTCGGGGAGCTGTCCGCGGCGGCGCTGGACCGCGTGTTCGACGTCGCGTCGCGGCTGTCGGGGCTGAACCCGGAGGACGCGGAGGCGATGGTAAAAAATTCCGGGGCCGCCCCTGGCGGCGGTTCCTCTTCCGCCTCGCCCGCGACCTCGGTTGCACCATCGCCGAACTCCTCGACCGCGCCAGCAGCAGCGAACTGACCGAGTGGGCGGCGCTGTACCAGGTCGAAGCCGACGAGCAGGCCGAGCAGGAGAAGCAGGACCGGAGAGGGCGGCGGTGACATGGCCGAGGCGATCGTCACCGGGCCCGGGGTGCCCGCGATGAAACTCCTCGCCGAACGGCTCAAAGAGGCCGACCCGGTGCTGAAACGGGAACTCCGCCGGAACTTCCGCGACGCGGCCGAACCGGTCGCGGGGGACGTCCAGCAGTCGATCCTGCTGATGCCGTCGAAGCACGGCGGGACGCTGCGCCGCGAAGTCGCGAAGACGGTCACGGTCCGCACGTCGTTCGCGTCGTCCGGGGTCCGGGTCGCCATCGAATCCGCCGGCGCTAAGATGCCGCCGGGGAAGCAGACCCTGCCGCACCACCTCGACAGCCCGAAAGGCTGGCATCACCCGGTATACGGCCGCGGGGAAGCCGAGAAGATCGCCACCGCGAAACGGCGGGTCTTCGGGAAGGGCAAGGGCCGCGGTCACGGCCGCGGCTGGACCTGGGCACACCAGATGGGGAAGCCGGGATGGTTCGAGGTGCCGATCACCCAGAACGCCCGCCAGTTCCGCGACGCCGCCCTCGCCGCGATCGACGCGGTAGAACGCGAACTCGGGGCATGACGACCGCCGCGCCCGCGGCACCGGGGAGGTGATTAAGAACCTCATGTCTAACATCCTGAGGTTCTTACCCCGGTCGTGATCCTTGGCGACGATAAGGCGGGGCCGGCGTTCGCGCAGTTCACCCGGCAGGTTGAACGGGCCAACAATTCGGTTGACCGGAATAATGCCGCGCTGAAACGGCAGGGTGCCACGTCGGCGAAGGCCCGGCAGGAGAACGACAAGCTGGGCAAGTCGTTCGACAAGCTCGCGAAGGCGACGGGCCCGTCCGCGCTGGGCATCGGGATCGCGCTGTCACCGGGGCTGATCCCGCTGACCGCCGGCCTGGCCGCGGGGGTGGCCGCGGTGGGGACCTCGTTCGGGGCGGCGCTGGCCGGCGCGGGCCTGTTCGCCGCGATGGCCAAGACCGCGATCACCTCCGCCGGGACCGACGCGAAGAAACTCGGGCAGCTGCAGGCCCAGCTCGCCAAGGCCGACCAGGCCAGGCAGCAGGCCACCACGAAAGCCGGGCGGCAGGCCGCCGCCGCCCGCGCCGCCGCGATCCGGGACCAGATCGCCCAGCTCAAGGCGCAGGAGGGCACCGCCGCCCGGCTGGTGACCCTGACCACGAGCATCAAGAACCAGTGGGTCGGGATGAGCCGGGCCGTCGCCGGGCCGGCGCTGGTCCCGTGGCTCGACGCGGTGAACCGCGGCATGAAGTACCTGAAACCGCTGGTGCAGCCGGTCGCGGACCTGTTCAAGATGTGGGGGCAGACTGTCGACCGGTATTTCACGTCCGCGCGGGGGTCGGCGGAGATCGGCCGGCTGGCGGGGGCGGTGGGCCGGTTCTCCGCGCTGCAGCTGTCGGAGATCGTCGCGTTCTTCGTCAACGTCGCGAAGGCGGTCGGGAACCTGGGCCGGGACCTGGCGCAGCACAACGTGGACTTCAATAATTTCGGGAATCACCTGAACACGTGGGGGTCGGCGTTCCTGGCCTGGTCCCAGTCCGCTAACGCCCGCAAGGACGTCGGGCAGTTCCTGGCGTGGTTCCGGACCAACGGGAAGACCGTCAGCGACCTGCTCGGGTCGCTGGGGCAGATCATGCCGACCCTGTTCGGGGGGCTGTCCGCGGCCGGGCAGCTCGAGCTGAAGCTGATCTCCGGGTTCCTGGGGTTCGTCGCGAAACTGCCGCCGTCGTTCTCCAAACCGCTGCTGGACATCGCGGGGGCGATGCTGCTGCTGTCCAAGACCGGGGTGCTGCCGATCGGGCTGAAGATCATCGGCGTGGCGGCCGGGACCGGCGCGGGCGGCGCGGCCGGCGGGGGAGGGGCCGCTGAGGGCGCGGCGGGCGGCGGGCTGGCCGGGATGCTGTCCAAGAGCACCGCCCTGAAATGGGGGGTCCGCGCCGGGCTGCTGTACGCGGGTGTCGTGCTGGTCCTGCAGGGTACGACGTCGGGACCCGGCGGGAAGAACTGGTTCGAGAACCCGTTCGGGATGCCCGGCCCCAAGGACCCTAAGTCGGCGAATAACTGGCTGACCTCCTGGTCTCCGTACTTCAACCGGTTCAAGCAGAACATCGACGGGATCGTCAACGCGTGGAACGTCGCGTGGAACGCCATCGTGAAGTCGGCTGACATCGCGAAGAACGAGATCCTGATCGGCTGGGATTACATCCAGCTGTCCGCCCTGCACACCGTCCAGTTCATCCTCAGCACATTCGGCAAGCTCCCCGGCCCGCTCGGCGAGCCGTTCCGCATCGCGGCCAAGGGCATCAGCAACTCGATGGCCGGCGTCCAGGCTGACATCGCGAACCGGACCCAGCAGATCCAGAACGACATCGACTCGATCCACGGCAAGTCCGTCACCGTCGACGTGAACGCCCGCGGCGCCGGGAAGATCGCGTTCTCCTCCCTGGTCCCCGGGTCGGCGGTCGGGCAGCCGCAGCAGGTCGGGGTGCTGACCTTCCACGCCGCCGGCGGCCGGGTCACCGGCGGCATCCCCGGCCGGGACTCCGTACCCGGCATGCTGATGCCCGGCGAGGTCATCGTGCCCACCGCCATGGTCCGCGCGGGCGCGGTCGACCACCTGCGCGGCAGGCTGCCCGGGTTCGCCGCCGGCGGCCAGGTCACCGGGATCTACCCGCCCGCGGGGGTGCAGACCGCCCCGGACCGGGTCGGGATCAAAGAATCGGACTGGGGCCAGCAGGCTGCCGCCACGTTCACCCGGAACGTGGTCAAGACAGCCCAGAAGATGCTCGCCGCCGGGTCCGGTCCCGCCGTCCTCGCGTTCGCCGAGACATTCAAGGGCACCCCGTATGTGTGGGGCGGGTCCACGCCGTCCGGGTGGGACTGCTCCGGGTTCGTGTCCTGGATTTACGACCATTTCGGGCTGTTCGCCGGGCGGACCGACGCGGCCGGGCTGCAACGCTGGGCCAAGCCGTCGTCCCCGACCCCCGGCGGCCTGGCGTTCTACGGCTACCCGGCCCACCACGTGGGGTTCGTCGTGAACGGGTCCACGCTGCTGTCCGCGCTCGGCCGGCAGTACGGCACCATCGAATCCAGCCTATTCATGGGGGACAACTCCGGGTACGGCGTCCCGCCCCGCGGGTTCGGCACCAAAGCCCTCCCGCCAGGGGGCGCGACCCCGCAGGGGAAAATCCAGGAACTCGCGTTCTCCCTCGTCTCCCAGTACGGCTGGCCGGGGCAGTGGGGCGCGTTCAGCGCCCTGGAAATGGCCGAGGCCGGGTGGAACATGACCGCGGTCAACCCGTCGTCGGGGGCGTACGGCCTGGCCCAGTTCATCAACGGCCCCAGCGAGTATTTCCAGTACGGCGGCGACCCGAACACGGCGCTGGGGCAGCTGACCGCGATGATGAACTACATCGCGTCCCGGTGGGGGTCGCCGAACGCGGCGTGGGCGAACGAGGCGGCGCACCACTGGTATGACGCGGGCGGGTGGCTCCCCCCGGGCGCGTCGGTCGCGTACAACGGCACGGGCCGCCCGGAGCGGGTGCTGCCGCCGGGCGCGGACGCCGGCGGGGTGACGTACAACATCAACGTGCAGGTGGCGCCCGGCGCGTCCCCGGCTGACACGGGGCGGGCGATCGTGAGGGCGATCCGCGAGTTCGAGCGGTCGTCCGGCACCGGGTGGCGGCGCTGATGCCGCAGCCCTGGCCCCTGCTCACCGTCGACGCCGGGTTCGCCACCGCCACCCCCGGGCTGGGCGGCACCGAGCTGCTCCTCGACGACCCCGCCCGCGGCATCCTCGACACCGCCACCCTCGGCACCGTCACCGACTGGACCCCCCTCGGCGGGTACATCGGCGACGTCCCCGTCATCCAGTCGGTCACGATCACCCGGCCGTCGACCCGGCAGCAGGGCCCCCTCGTCACCTACGACGCCGGGACCTGCACGGTGACCCTGGCGAACTCCGACGGCCGGTTCTCCCCGGAGAACCTCGCCGGCCCGTACGTGACCGGCGGGGTGTCGCAGATCCGCCCGAT